AAGTAGTCAGCCGCATTACCAAGAGATGATGCAGTGTTTGTTAACTCTACATAACCATATCTTGTCATGAAACCTACTACTGGTTCAAATGTATCAGGGTCTAGTACAACGCCTGAAGACATTAGAGGAATGTATGGGCAGTAGAATGCCGCCGCATCAGCCTCAGATGAACCTTTGTAACCTACAAGCACTGAAGTGTTATCAGAAGCATATGCATCAACATATACTCTCATAGCATTGTTTAAAGTACCTACAAACTTAGTGTTAGTTGGTGCTTCAAAAGTACCTTCAGTTGATCTAGCAAACGCTGAAGTTGTAGCAGACTGAAGAATTGTTAACGCTTGTGGCGAAACAACTGCCCAGTTACCAGCACCTCTACGTGTACGTTGTGCGATCTTGTTAGCAACTCTGTTAATTAAAACAGCAAGTGCCGCATGTTCGTCACCAACGAATGTAGCAGTACCACTTACAGCCGCTTGGTCAAATGCCTCTTCATCAGAAGCAAGTGCTCTCAATGAAGCAAGGATCTCTTGATCGATCTCAGCAGTAATTTCTTGAGCAAGTGCCGCCATAATTTCTGCTTCGATGTCAATACCTTGTTGTGCTTGAGCATCTTGTGCCGCTTCAAATGTCCAACGAGCAGATAGTTTACGTGATTTCGCTTCTACTGCTTGTTTTAAGATTTGAATTGACAACTTGTTACCAGGTAGACCTTCTAAAGCCGCTGTAGCCGCCGCTTTATCATCCAATGCACCTGAATAAGCAGTTGCAATTTTAAATGGTGATAATGCTTCGTCGCCAGCAGTTGTGTCTGTACCTGAAGTTGAGTTTACACTGTCAGAGTAACGTACTCTTAAAGTGTGGATTTGTGAAACTGGACCAGTCATAGGCTGTACACCAACAATTTCGTTTGCGATAACTGTAGGCATTACACGTCTAATTACTGGAAGGATCACTCTGTTTAGTGTTGCAACATTTCCTGCGGAAGTTGCACCAGCAGTTGCCGACTCAGCGAGATAACGTCTAGTGTTCTCGAGAGTGACATCCATTACGCTTTTCTTGTGGCCTGATAGACCTTCAAGCAATGCGCCTTTGGTAGCCTGCCAATTTTCATTGATCATTTCTGACATTTTGTCCTTCTCCTTTTTAGTTTAATCCCGCTAATTTGCGGAGTTCAATTAAGTTTGACTTTTCTTGTACCGGTTGTTTAACCTCTTTGTCGCCTGTTACTTCAATGCCTTCATTTAATGCCTGTTTTTTCGCAATAGTTGGTTTTTTATCTTCCATTACTGCTGGTAGGTACTTGTCAAATGCTGTGTGCAATTTTTCTGTTTGCACTGATTCCAATAGTTCTGACATAATTGCTTTTTTTGTCATGTCCTAATGGAGCCAACAACTCATTCATCACTGCAACACGTTTCGCATCGTCTTTCGCTTTAGCAATTTCTGCTTGCTTAGACTCAACTAGAGTATCCTTCTCTGTGATGGTTTTCTTAGCCTCTGCTAACTGCTCTTCTTTCTCAGCAACAAGTTTCATTAACTTCGCAGTTTCTGATTTCTCATTTAGATAAGAATTGCTGTATTCATTAGCAAACGCTTCGAATAGTTTACGTCCAAAATTGTTTTCACGTGCTGAATGAATATCTTCTTTCAACTGTGAAATCTCTTCTGAAAGTTTTTTACTTACAGTTTCTTTAACAATTTCTGCTGACTTAGCAACAAATTTTGCTTTGACTTCTGCAAATTTCTCTTTGGCTTCTTTTACAAGGCGTACCTTGGTTTCTGCCAAATCTTTTTTGTCTTCTGCAAACTCATTGATTTCACTTGCGAGTTGCTTAACAACAAAGTCTTCCAATTTTGCAAAGTTTTCGCTGACCTTAGCACGGTCCTCGTGTAACTCTCCAATTTCTTTAGTCAACTGCTTGAGCATAAACTCTTGCAGTTTTTCAGAATGTTCACTGATCTTCTTCTTATATTCAACTCTTGCTTCTGCAAGTGCTTTCTTATCTTCAGCAATTTCAGCAATTTCTGATTCTAAACGTTCGGAAACCATGTTGTCGATTGCTTCGACCATGTTCTGCTTATCATGTTCGTAGCGTTTCGCAAATTCCTCACGGAGTTCAGCAGTAACAGTGTCTTTGTTTTCCTTCGCTTTAGCGTCCCATGCTTCCTGTAAGTCAGAACGAACTTCCTCACTTAGCAAGCCTGTTTCGAAAAGTTTATTAAACATATCACTCATTGGCTTCTCCTTTTGTTACTGCAAGCCTTTTATGACTCGTAGCATCTGTTCTTTGAGATACTTTTGTGCTTTAGCATCTTGCGATACTTCGTGAGCCGCCCTAATCGCACCATAACCACCTTTTGTATTCATAAGATGTTCATAGATTGGTGTCGGGTAAGCACCCGGCGCACTTGGTTGTGCTACCACATCAACTGTGATAATTTCAAATCCGTTAACTTCTCCAGTGGATTCATTAACTTCACCTGCTCCACGTGAACTAACTCCCAGTTTCACACCTGATTGCAACATGGTTTTTACAAGATTGCCCATTGGGGTTGGCAAAATTTTCATCTTGCCAAACCCGTTAGGTCCATCCATCCACATATCGGTAATCATATGCGATACACGATCTAAATTTACTTTTAAATCATCTGGGTGATCAACTTCACCTAGTACAGAATAACCGCC